GCACTGCGGTTAATGATTTCATGGATAGCGTCCACCATATTTGGTGTCCACTATCCTCTCAGGAATTTCAGGATCTGCCAGACGGTGCTGAGACGACGCTTACCACCATTGCGGTCGCTTCGCTGTGCCTGAGTAACGCGGCTTCGGCTAATGAGGTCGTCATCACTACCGGTCAACAGGGCCTGACCTATAACGCGGTGTACGGCGTTACCCTGCACTAAGACGCTGGTGGTAGCAAATACCGATGCGGGCGATGACATGCTGGAAACGGCCTCGACTGCCCTGCTGAAAAACCTGAGTCGGGTGCTCGGTACCAACGGTAAATAATCATGCTGCGCAGGATGTGTTCCTGGGCGCTGTTTGCCGTTGTGCTGCTCGTAGCCTGGCGACTGGTCGGCATGCTGATGGATATGGCGCTGCTGGCGGTTATAGTCGGGGCGCTGGCGGTCTGCAGGCGCTGGCCATTTAAAAGAAAAGCCTGACATTGTGCAAAAGGCATCCAGGCGGTGCCTTTGACAGAGTGTCTGCTATTGACGACCTGAATGATGGCGTCATAGATTACCTGTGTGGTGAATCCCCCTGAGCGGCGGGGCGTAACCTCAGCTACCGGAGATAAGCTTCCACTCTTTTCTGGTTAGCATGGTTAATGCGAGTTAAGGTGTTTAACCAAAGACTCACCGGGAGGCACCCGGCACCACGCAATGCTACTAAGCTATTTGGTAGTGGGGTTGCCGTTTCGGTTTCTCCAGCTATGTTTAAAAGGTAGTAACGGAAAAAACGAGCGTTCTCCTGGTAAATCGGTAGCTCGGACTATTAGGTGTGCATCGTTCCGTTACAGAATCAGTACAGACTACCTTTCTGCCCGCCTCTCTGAGCGGGCTTTTTTTTCGCCTGATTAAGACATTTCAACTAACCAAAAACATTTAAGGGCTGCGCTATTGCGCGGCCTTTTTCATTTCAGGCTCACGGGAATCATCTTCGATACGGCTCGTTATTAAATCAGCCCGATGGGCCTGACCCTTTTCAAACACACAGCACCCCGTTAACCCGGAGGTGAACCTATGGCAAAGCATATGCAAGACAAAGAAAGCATGGCCGGAATCACCTGGCTGGCTCTGCTGATCATTGCTGGTTGGGGCGGCCTTGTCCGATTCCTGATGGATGTAAAGCAGGGCAAAGCAAAATGGAGCTGGATAAATGCTTTTGCGCAGATTGTGGTTTCGGCTTTTACCGGGGTTATTGGTGGGCTCATCAGCATTGAAGGTGGACTGAGTATTTACATGATACTGGCTACTGCCGGTATTAGTGGTGCTATGGGTTCCGTAGCGCTCACGTATTTCTGGGAACGAATCACCGGAGTGAAAGCACAATGACAGCAGACCAGATTATCGAGGGGATCCTCGGAAAAGAAGGTGGTTATGTCGATCACCCATCTGATAAAGGCGGGCCAACCCGCTGGGGCATCACACAGACCACAGCTCGCGCACATGGCTACACTGGTGATATGCGAAACCTGCCCAGGGAAACAGCAAAGCAAATTCTGCTCAGCGATTACTGGACCGGCCCCCGATTCGATCAGGTGGCAAGTTTATCTACGTTACTGGCAGATGAGCTTTGCGACACTGGCGTGAACATGGGGCCATCGGTTGCAAGTAAGTTTTTCCAGCGCTGGCTCACTGCCCTTAACATGCGCGGGAAGTTGTATCCCGATCTGATCCCGGATGGCGCCATTGGCCCCCGAACCATCACAGCGCTTAAGGGATATCTTTCAGCCCGCGGGAAAGAGGGTGAACAGGTTCTGTTGCGTGCGCTGAACTGCAGTCAGGGTGCCAGATACCTCGAACTGGCTGAGGGCCGCGAAGCCAACGAGGATTTTCTCTACGGCTGGGTTAAGGAGCGTGTCCTGTGAAGATGATCATTTTCGCTTTGCTCGTGCTGGTGGCAGTGCTCGTTCTGTTACTTCTGCGCAAATATACCCGGCTGGAGTTCGTAGGCCATGCCAGCCTGCTGCTGAAAACGTGGTCTGTAAAGCTGGGAGCTATCGGCGCGCTGGTTGGCATGTGGGCGCAGTCCTTTCCGGATGCTGCGCTGCACGCCTGGGCGGTGCTGCCGCCAGACATTAAAAACATCCTCCCGCCAAATATTGTGGCACTGATTAGCCCTGCGCTGGTGGTGCTGGCCGTGCTATCGCAATACGTGCGCCAGCCAGCATTGAAAGCTAAGGCCGAAGAACTGAAGGAGCCGCAGCAATGAGCTTCGAAATTATTGCTGGGCTGGTGGTTGTCATCCTGGGGGCTATCGCTGGCGCGTTCGGCATTGGTCATGCTCGCGGGACCAGTAAGGCGGAAGCCAAAGCCGATCAGCAGCGTACCGAAGAGAATGCCGCCGCCACCGTCGCCGCGGCAGAACGTAAGGCAGAAGTCACAAAAGAGGCAAGTGATGTACAACAAACCGTTAGCCATATGCCTGATGACGATGTTGATCGGGAGCTGCGCGAAAACTTTACCCGCCCCGGTGGTGGTTGATACCGCGTGCAGTTGGGTGCGGATCATCTACCTGACTGACCACGATATCGATGTGCTGGATAAGCAGACCAAGCGCGACATTCTGGCGCACAACAAATCAGTGCTGGCGAACTGCCTACATCCAACCAATAGGGTTAAGCGATGATTAAGTCAAAAGATTTAGAGTCTCGAGTGATGAAGCTTGAGAAAGGGCCAGATAAGCAAGTCCTGGCCGCTATGAATAGCAAGGCAAGAGCTATTGCAGGTAACCTGTTGAACCAGATTCAGGTCCAGGTGTTGAAAGTTCAATAATCTCAGTAAAAATAGCTTTGTAAGCTTTGTTTAATTTTTCAACTGTTTTCGAGGTGATTTCACTTGTAGGCGGCGTGTCTAAACCATCCATTAATTCTATTTCAGCAAATTTTTTCAAAACCTGAAGGACACTTTCTTTTTGTTCTTCGGGCATCGTTTGCACGATAAAAGCAACAACGTTTCTCAGCGCAAGGATTTGAGCATGAGTTACGTAGTAATGATCGATCATATTTTCATACCTTTTCTATTGAGTTTTACGATTGAACAGTAAAAGTGATGTCGCAAGGTGGTGGCGAAGAAATCCATTGTGGCCTGAGTGTTGGTTTCAATCCCAACCAGCAGAGTATTGCAGTGTCGGGAATGGACCAGAATGTATACCTGAAGCAGGGAGAGGTGGCCTATGTTATGAACGCAAACGGGAAGACCATTTCCCGTTACGAACACAGGGCCCAGCAGTAGGCATTACAGAAGCTCCTGAGCTAAGGGGCTTCGATAATGCTAAACCGAAAAATCGGGTTGAAACCTGATAAAAAAAACCCCGAGGAGGGAAATCCAAGAATGAGACGGGGCGCTGAACTAACAGCTAATGAACTTGATGGTACAGGCATTTGCCTGGGTTGTATGCAAATTTCGCAGGGTCTTGCGATTAATCTGGCTTCCGTTAATGGCTCATCCCTGATCCGTTCGGGTAGTGACCTCGCTTCGTGAGAAGCAAAATCAATTTGAGTATAGAAACCAGCGGAATCCCGACAAGTGTAAACGGTAATTATTCAGAAAATTCTCAGTGTCACATCATTCATTAAAAAGATATTTAAAGAGGTTTTATATGTCAGAAGTCACCGACGCTCAGCAGATTCGACTGAATCTGCTTTCCACCCTGAACTACGACACCGCAGCCGCTGCGAAGGCGATTGCTTTTGTACAGGACAGTCAGTTGAAGTATCAGATTTTCATCCAGCAGTTCAACCGGGTTGTAACCGAATCGGAAGTGGTCGCCAAGACCATCAAAGCGATTCAGGAAGCAACTGAAGCGCTGGCGCTGTTTGATACAGGTACTGAAGCAAGCAGCTAAAGTAAATTTCATTTTATATAGTTCTGCAAATGGTGTCGGTAAAGCGCCATTGACAGAGTTTTATATAGAATTCTAATCGTGGAACTCTTCTGATTCTCGGGTGTGTATCAGCGACACCCAGCGGATTGTTCTGTATGAGTTATCAATAGGACGGGAGCATGAACAAAGAGCCCCGCATATATGGCAGCAAGTGGGACCGTGAGCGTCTCACATTCCTTCGCGCGCATCCCTTATGCGTCATGTGCCAGGAGCAAGGCAGGGTGACAGCGGCAACGGTGGTTGACCACGTCACCCCTCACAAACTTAAAGAAGCTTTGCGTTCTGGTGATAGCCAGGCAATAGCGAAGGCGCAAAAGCTTTTCTGGAGCCGGAATAACTGGCAAGGGCTGTGTAAGCAGCACCACGACTCAACGAAGCAGCGAATGGAGAAGCGTGGCACCGTGATCGGCTGCGATGAAAACGGGATGCCACTGGACCCGGCTTCTCATTGGTTTAAGTGATAACCATTATCAATATACCTCAAAAGTGATTGTCATTTTAAATCATTAGCATTCAAATGATATCGATTCTCATCTGAGGGGGAGGGGCGGGTCAAAAGTTCAGAACCTCGAACCCAAATGACCGCCGCCAGTCCTTTTTGTGCATAACCGCGAAATGAAAAGTTTTTTTCCGGGAGGTTCCGATGGCAGGACGACGCCCGAAACCGACCCACCTCAAAGTGGTTACCGGCAACCCGGGCAAACGCAAACTTAACGACAAAGAACCATCGCCAGCGCGAGAAATCCCAAGCCCTCCAGAGCACCTCACTGACTGGGGAAAGGTGGCGTGGGGGAAGCTGACCGTGCTGCTGGATGGCATGGGCATTTTAACCATTGCCGATACGCTGGCGCTCGAACGACTCTGCGATATTTACGCCGACATTCTGCAGCTTCGCCTGACTATTGCTGACGAGGGGCGAACTTACACCGTGCAGACAGAGGGAGGGTTTTTGATTAAGGCTAACCCGGCAGTAGCAATGTTGGCGGATGCAGATCGACGTTTTAAAAGTTACCTGGTTGAATTCGGTCTGACTCCGGCCGCCAGAACGAAGGTGAAAGTGGATGGTGGAGAAAAAGAAGAAGACCCGCTCAACCAGTTCTTCGGTTGATCCCGCCACGCAATATGCGCGGGATGTAGACTCCGGCAAAGAAATCGCCGGACCTGATATTAGAAACTCCTGTAAACGACATCTCAGGGATTTGGAATCCTGCCATGCTCGCGGGTTGGTATGGGATGTTGCAGCGGCGCAGCGTGCCATCGACTTTTTTGCAAAAGTACTGAAGCTTAACGGTGGTGAGCATGAGGGAAAACCCTTTAACCTGCTGCCGTGGCAGTGCTTTATTGTAGGTTCGATATTTGGCTGGAAAAACTCAGACGACTATCGCCGGTACCGCATGGCTTACGTCGAGTCAGGCAAAGGCTCTGGCAAATCTCCACTTGCAGCGGGCATTGCTCTTTACTGTCTGGTTGCCGATAAAGAACCTCGCGCAGAAGTCTACGCAGCGGCGACGAAAAAAGACCAGGCCATGATCCTTTTTCGTGATGCTGTCGCGATGGTGGATCAGTCCCCTGCGTTAGCACAGCGAATAAATAAATCAGGCGGCGCCGGGAAAGAGTGGAACCTTGCGTTTCTTCAGACCGGCTCATTTTTCCGGCCTATAAGTTCGGATGATGGGCAGTCAGGGCCACGCCCACACTGTGCTCTGATTGACGAAATTCACGAGCACAAAAACAACCAGGTTGTGGAAATGATGCGCGCCGGGACGAAAGGTCGTCGCCAGGCGTTGATTTTTATGATCACTAACAGCGGCCACGACAAAACCAGCGTCTGCTACGACTATCACGAGTATGGGCGGAAAGTTGCCGAAGGCTCGATTGAGGATGACAGTTTCTTTTCTTTCATTTGCTCCCTGGACGAAGGAGAAGACCCATTCAAGGACGAGTCCTGCTGGAAAAAAGCAAACCCCTCTCTTGGTCATACTTTTACCGATCGCTACCTGCGTGAGCAGGTTACTCAGGCTCGGGGGATGCCGTCGAAGGAAAGCATTGTTCGGCGGTTAAACTTCTGTCAGTGGGTGGATGCCGATAACCCCTGGATGAGTAGCGATGTGTGGATGGGGTGCGAAGAGGACTTTGACCTGCAGGAGCTGCAGGGAGAAGAATGTTATGGCGGCCTGGACCTTTCAGGAACTCGCGACCTTACGTCTCTGGCGCTCTTTTTCCCTAAAAAAAGAAAGCTGCTGGTGGAGTTCTGGACACCAAAAGATACTTTGCTGGATAGAGCGAAAACAGACCGCGTACCATATGACGCATGGGAACGGGGAGGCCATATTCATACCACTCCCGGAAAGGCGGTGAAATATGGCTTTGTTGCCGAGCGCATTGCTGATCTTTCCATGTTGTTCGATATCAAGGCGATCGCCTTCGACCAGTACCGCATCAAATATCTTGAACCGGAACTGGAAAACGCTTCTGTATCAGTACCGCTTATTCCTCACGGGCAGGGATACTACAAGGCGCAGGATTCAGGACTGTGGATGCCTCATTCCATCGAACTCTTTGAACAGATGCTGGATGATGGCGTAATCATTATTAAAACTAACCCCTGCCTCCGATGGAACGCTGCTTCCGCCGTAACCGAAGCCGACCAAAAAGAAAACCGCATATTCGCCAAGAAAAAGAGTACTGGTCGAATAGATGGTGTGGTTGCGTCAGCGATGGCAATTGGTGCTGCGGAAGGTTACGAGCCTGATGATGGTGATATTGAGGGCTTTTTTGACGATCCGATCATAGTGGGTATCTGATGGCTAAGAATAAACAGCAACCAGGGCGCGTTAAGAGCGCCCTTTTAAACTGGCTTGGTGTTCCCATAGGCCTGACTACCGGTGAATTCTGGCAGGAGTGGTTCGGGACCAGCAGTAGCGGAAAAGTTGTCACCGCTGACAAAATTATCAGGCTTTCTACCGTCTGGGCGTGCGTGAGGCTCTTGAGTGAGTCGGTATCCACGCTTCCGCTAAAAATTTACGAGAGACAGTCAGATGGATCTAGAAAACTGGCTCAGAATAATCTTGCATACCAGATATTATGCAGGCGCCCTAACCCGGAAATGACACCTTCCCGTTTCATGCTGATGATTGTGGCCAGCATTTGTCTGCGTGGTAATGCTTTTGTCGAAAAGTTTTTCATTGGTAACAAGCTGGTATCAATGGTTCCGCTTCTTCCTCAGAAAATGGTTGTAAAGCGACTCGATAGCGGAAAATTACAGTACACCTACACGGAAAATGGCGTTCCGCGGATCATTCCTGTAGACAGGATGATGCATATTCGTGGGTTTGGTCTTGATGGCGTGTGCGGCATGATGCCGACAATGGCCGGGGTTGACGTTTTCGGCGCTGCTATGTCGGTTGATGAAGCCGCGGCAAAAATCTTCGAAAATGGCCTGCAAAGTACTGGTTTCCTGTCTTCAAAAACGGCGCTTAATAAGGAACAGCGAGAAAGATTGCGTAAAAACCTTCAGTCTTTTATTGGTTCTAAAAACGCCGGGAAACTGATGGTTCTGGAAAATGAACTGACTTACCAGAATGTCACTATGAACCCGGAGGCCGCGCAACTCCTTGAAAGCCGTTCATTCAGTATTGAGGAAATTTGTCGCTGGTTTCGCGTACCGCCATTTATGGTCGGCCATACGACAAAACAATCCAGCTGGGCTTCGAGTCTTGAAGGGATGAACATGTTGTTCCTGACTCATACCCTGCGTCCTCTCCTGGTCAATATTGAGCAGGAAATATCGCGGTGTCTTCTGAACAGTGATGAGGACTTGTTTGCTGAGTTCTCCGTTGAAGGGCTTCTGCGCGCCGATAGCGCAGGACGTGCGGCGTACTATACCAGCGCCCTGCAAAATGGCTGGATGTCGCGCAACGATGTGCGAAGGCTGGAAAATATGCCGCCAATTGAAGGCGGTGATATTTATACAGTTCAGCTCAACCTGACTCAGTTGAAGAATCTTGAAAACAGCAACCCGGCGGTTCAGGCGCTGGCTGTAAGAGAACTTCATAACCACGTATTCCCTGATATTCCTTTCGAGCAATCGCCACTTAAACAGGCTGCTTAGGAGCCAATGCCCATGACAATTAGACAACTTCCGGTTGCTCCGGCGGGGCGCCCGTGCGCGGGTGTGACCAGTGAGCCCCAGCCCTCAGCGCTTGAGCGCTGGAATGGTGGGATCAGGGCTGCATCCGATAATGACAACTCCATTTCTATTTTTGATGTTGTTGGACGTGATTACTGGGATGAGGGGGTTACGGCAAAACGCATCTCCGGCGCACTACGTTCAATGAACGGTGCAGATGTGACGGTAAACATCAACTCCCCTGGCGGCGATATGTTTGAAGGACTGGCAATTTACAACCTTCTCCGCGAGTACCAGGGGAAAGTCACTGTAAAAGTGCTGGGCATTGCTGCCAGCGCTGCTTCGATTATTGCTATGGCCGGGGACGATATTCAAATCGGGCGCGGTGCCTTTCTGATGATCCATAACTGCTGGGTAGTAGCGATGGGCAACCGCCATGATTTTGCGGAATTATCGACTTCTCTTGAGCCATTTGATACCGCTATGGCCGATATCTATTCAGCGCGTTCAGGGCTTGATATCGCGACCGTACAGCAGCTTATGGATGCGGAAAGCTATATCGGAGGCAGTGATGCAGTAGAAAAAGGGCTGGCAGACAGTCTGCTTTCTGCTGATGCAGTAAGCGACGGTGATGACTCCCCGTCTTCCGCGCTACGCAAACTTGATGCACTGCTTGCGAAAACGAATACCCCCCGGTCTGAACGCCGGAAATTAATCAAAGCTTTAACTGGTAACACGCCGGGCGCTGTTACCGATCCCGATGGTATGCCGCGCGCTACCCAACCCAACCCTGAAATTTTAGCTGAGCTGGATGTCGCATTAAGCGGCCTGGCAAACGCATGCCAGTAACGGAGAACGTATGTCTGACGTAAACGAAATTCTGAAAAAAGTAACTGCCTCCATTGAAGAGGCGACCAGCAAATTCAACGCCAAGGCTGAGGATGCTCTGAAGGAGGCGCAGAAGTCCGGCAGGCTTTCTGAAGAGACAAAGGCTTCAGTGGATAAGATGGCGACTGAACTTAACGCCATGCGCGAGGCAGAAAAGTCCCTCAAAGCCGCACTCGGCGAACTGGAGCAGCATGTTGCGCAGATGCCGCTGGCAAATGCAGCAAAAGTGGTCGAAACCGTAGGGCAGGTGGTGATTAACTCAGAAGCACTGAAAACCTTTTCGGCGAGCGTGGAAGGCGGCAAGCGCCTTAGTATTCCGGTTAATGCAGCCCTGCTTTCGACAGGCGTTGCTGATGGTGTTGTTGAGCCCCAGCGTTTGCCGGGTATCGATACCATGCCTAAACAGCGACTGTTTATCCGTGATCTGATTGCTCCTGGTCGCACCGGCGCGCCTGCAATTTTCTGGGTACAACAAACCGGGTTTACTAATGCGGCAAAAGTTGTCGCAGAGGGTACCCCCAAACCGTACAGCGATATTCAGTTTGCAACCAAAATCACCCCGGTCACCACCATCGCGCATATGTTCAAGGCGTCCAAGCAGATCCTGGATGACTTTGCCCAGTTGCAGTCGACGGTCGACGCGGAAATGCGCTACGGCCTGAAGTATGTGGAGGAACAGGAAATTCTGTTCGGAGACGGTACCGGCGTTCATCTTCATGGCATTGTTCCACAGGCAACTGCCTTTGCTGCCGCTTTTGAAGTCGAGCAGCAGAACGGCATTGATGATCTGCGTCTCGCTATGCTTCAGGCGCAACTGGCGCGCTTCCCGGCGTCCGGTCACGTTCTGCACTTTATTGACTGGGCGAAGATTGAGCTTACAAAGGACACGCTGGGTCGCTATATCCTGGCAAACCCGGCGGCGCTGACCGGGCCCACCCTGTGGGGGCTGCCGGTGGTGGCGACCGAAGCGCCGGCATTCCAGGGTAAGTTCCTGACCGGTGCATTCAACGCGGCGGCGCAACTCTTCGACCGTGAAGATGCCAATGTTGTTATTTCTACTGAGAACGCCGACGACTTCGAGAAGAACATGATCTCGATCCGCTGTGAAGAGCGACTGGCATTGGCAGTAAAACGGCCGGAGGCATTTATTTACGGCTCCTTCACTGTACCGGTTGCTGGCGGTCAGTAATTTCTCTGGCGGCCTTCGGGCCGCACTTTTCGGGGTAATACCATGAAACTTATCGCGGTGAAACCGATTTACTTTGGCGGGGTAGTGGTGACGGAAGGCGAGCCACTGGAGACCCTGGAACAGCATGGGCGTGAGCTGGTTAAAAAAGGTTATGCACGGCTGGTAGATGTTGATAATTCTGCGCAGCCGGAACAGCCGGAACAGCCGGAACAGCCGGAACAGCCGGAACAGCCGGAACAGCCGGAAGAGCAGGAACAGCCGGAACAGCCGGAACAGCCGGAA